GGCACAAGGCAGTTGTTTACTATGAACTTCTGCCTGAAGACTTGACGGCCGCTTTGATTGCACGGGTTGTGCTGGACTCCATCAGTCAGCGCAAGCTCTTTACGCGCACTGCGATGCAGATTGCCTCGATCCTAGAGGACGAGTGCCGCTACATTTGCCTTGCAGACACGGACCCAGAGATTTGGCGCATAGTCAAGAAGCGTGTCAGCGACTACATGGGATACGCCTGCAAGCGGCGGCATATCGTGCGGCTGATGAATCAGATGGAGCACGAATTCGTCACATGGTCGCGTTACGACAAAATGCAGATTGGGACTGTAGCTCTCCAGCTTATGGCAGAAAGTACAGGGCTGATCGAGATCGTCAACCGCCGCACGATCTTCGGGAAGACGCGCGTGGAGGTTGTTGCCACCGACAAAACGGTACGCTGGCTGGAGCAGTCTCATGCACGCAGCGCAATCCTTCGGCCTGTGTACCTACCGTGTGTTGAGCCACCGAAGGACTGGATCAACCCATTTGTTGGTGGCTACCACACACCAGGCCTACACAAGCGCACGCTGATCAAGGCCTGGGATAAAGCCTACTTGGTGCAGATCAAAGATGACCCGATGCCAGAGGTGTATTCGGCCGTCAATCGTATCCAAGCAACAGAGTTCCGTGTGAACCCATGGATGCTTCAGGTCATGGAGCACTTTTGGAGCAAGAGCATCGAGATCGCAGGTATTCCACAACAAGAGGATATCGAGATTCCTCCTGCGCCTGCGGATATTGAAGAGAACGAGGAAGCCCGTAAGACTTGGCGGCGGCAGGCCGCAGTCATTCATCGGCTCAATGCTGCTACCCGCGCTGAGAGAGTGACCTTTGCCAAGATCATATTTTTGGCCAACGAGTACCTAGACCGGCCCATGTCTTTTGTCGCTCAGTTGGACTGGCGTGGGCGTTACTACGCAACGAGCTACCACCTCCACTTTCAAGGTCCAGACCATGTGAAGGCTCTGCTGCTCTTTGATAAGGGTGCCACACTCGACGATGCGGTTGCAGTCCGCTGGTTCAAGATCCACGGCGCTAACTGCTGGGGCTTGACGAAGGCCTCTTATGATGAGCGGGTCCAGTGGGTGGATGAGAACAAGGAGCTTTTGTTGGCGATAGCCGACGACCCTTACACCAACCGTCAGTGGGAGGACGCAGATGAGCCGTGGCAGTTTGCAGCCTTCTGCAATGAATACGCCCAGTGGATTGAGCGCGGAACGGCATACGTTTCTTACTTACCAATAGCCCTGGACGCTACGCAGTCGGGGATTCAACTGTTCTCGTTGCTCCTGCGTGATGAGGTCGGAGGTGCAGCTACCAACTGCGTGCCAAGCATAGCTTCTGATCCGCCAGAAGACCTTTACCAGCGTATAGCCAACAAGGTAATCGAGATCCTTGAGAGCCAGCAGGACGAAGTAGCCGCTGCGCGTATGTGGCTGGAGTTTGGCATCACACGTTCCTGTGTAAAGCGGCCCGTGATGACAAGGCCTTATAACGCCCAGCTATTCAGCGCCATGAAGTACGTACGCGAGTGGGCCATGGAGGAGTCTAAGGCAGGCAAGGGTGAATTGCCGACCGAGAATGACTACCGGGCCTCGCTGTACTTGGCCCGCACGATCTGGGCAGCTATGGACGAGGTGATCTCTGGTGCTCAAGGTTGCCTCAAGTGGTTCGCCCAGGTGGCCAAGATATGCGCTCACATGGATGGCGCGATCTGGTGGACAACGCCCACGGGCTTTCAGGTCAAGCAGGACTACCGAAAGTACAAGTCGCGTTCTGTCAAAACACGCATCGGTGACACGATCCGTCAGCACAAACTACGCGATGATACGGAGGCGCTTGACCGCCGCAAGATGGTCAATGGCTTGGCTCCAAATTACATCCACAGCCTTGACGCCAGCCTCCTTTTCAAGGTTGTCAATGCAGCGGCCGCTCAAGGTGTAGATCAGTTTGCTGTTGTGCATGATTCGTTTGCCACCCTGGCCGCAGACACGGAATGTCTGGCGCAAGCAATACGGAAAAGCGCCGCAGATATGTTCAGCGAAGACCTCTTGGGCATCTTCAAGAAGGAGGTCGAGGCCTTGCTGCCACCCGACACAAAATTACCCCCACTGCCGAAGTACGGCAGCCTCGATCCTTCAGGGGTTCGGGATTCTCAATACTTCTTTAACTAGCGAGGACACTATGGACGATATTCGTCGCACCCTGGGCAAGTTCACTTCCCCACTCGGAAAACTGATCGCCCCGCTCTATTTGAACGAGCCCGATGGCAAGTTCGATGATTCCCCCAACAAGCTGAAGTACAAGGCTGCGCTTCTGATCTCTGGATCGGACGCAAAGCAGTTCTTGGCGAAGGTGGAGGCCGTGTGGGAGGACTGGGCTTTGATCGTCAAGACAGCTACAGGTAAAGCTGTCAAAACTTCCAAGAAGAACATCCAGTGGTTCACCAAGGACACCCCGCGCTGGGATGACATAGGAGTTTCCACAGCCTCACTTTTGGACTCCTTGGGCAAGGATGATCTGGTTATCAAAACCGCCATGAAGGCCATCCTGATGCGTGATGGGCAAGAGACTTCGCGTACACCCCGCCTTTTCGATTCGGATCTGGAGCTAATGAAAACTCCGCCTCCCATTGGCTACGGTACCACGGCGAAGATCAACGGTTCTTTCTACGGTTGGATGAATGCGGGCAAGACAAGCCTCTCCTTGATCCTGAACGCTGTGCAGATCATTGACCTTGTTGAGCCTGGAGTCGAAGGGAACAACAGCGCCGAGGACTTTGGGTTTGAGGCCACAGAGGGCTACACGCACAAGGCCGAGACATTTGTCACCAGCGGTGACGGTGATTTTTAGGTGACTTGCTTGGCAATCCTTATTCCTGTCTCCCCCATACCTGCACCGCGTCCGCGAGTGACCTCTAAGGGCTGGACCTATTACCCGAAGCGGTACAATGTATGGCGGGAGTCGGTGAGTGCAGTATTGCCTGGTTTGCTTACTGAAGCTGGCCTCACAGCCCCGCTTGAGGGGCCACTTGAGGTCACCACGGCGTTCGTTTGCACACGCCCCAAGACCACGAAGTTGCAGCACCCCAAGAGTGACCTCGATAACTTGGAGAAAAGTTGCTGGGACGCCTGCAACGGGCTTTGCTGGTTTGACGACTACCAGATCGTGGAGTCACATTCGACCAAGCGATGGGCCAACCCAGGGGAAGAAGGGTACATCGAGATTCACATCAGGACCGCGGCGTGAGCCAGCGTGAGTTAATTCTGGAGCACCTGAAAGCACGCGGGAGCATCACGCCACTTGAGGCGTTAGCTGACTACGGGATCATGCGCCTTTCTGCACGCATAGATGAATTGAGGAAGCGTGGACATGACATCGACACAGATACAGAGACAAGTGCAGCCGGGAAAACCTATGCCAGATACAGACTTACAGCCGGAGAACCAGAGCAGCAGTACATTTGTTGGGCATGAGGCCTGCCCGGTCTGTGGGAGCAGTGACGCGCTTGCACGCTACGACGACAATCATACGTTTTGTTTTAGCTGTACCACTCACATGCAAGGCACTGTGCAAGAGGATACTGACGCGCCCGAGGTAGGCTCTGGCTTCATCAAGCATAGGCCTACCGATCTACGCTCCCGTGGCATCCGTGCATCCACCTGCCGCCTTGCTGGCTATGGTGTCGCTGAGTACCAGGGCAACACGGTACAGGTAGCCGACTATCGAAATGACGAGGGCACGCTCATAGCCCAGAAGCTCAAAACGGCCGACAAGAAGTTCACGATCCTGGGGAACGGACGGCACCTGAGTTGCTGGCAGATGCACCGCTTCAAGGGCGGTGGTCGAAAGATTACTGTGTTTGAGGGTGAGACCGATTGCCTCAAGTGGTTGGACATTTTCCCCCGTTACCCCGCTGTTTCTGTACCCAATGGAGCAGCCGGTGCTGAGAAGGCAGTTGCGCGGGACATCGACTTCTTTGAGTCCTTTGAGGAGGTCATCGTCTGCTTCGATGCTGACGATGCTGGGCGCTCTGCTGCGGTTGAGGTGGCACAGTTGTTCACCCCCGGCAAGTGCAAGCTGATGAAGATCCCAGAGGGGGCTAATGACGTTTGTGACGCCTGGGCCAACGACCTTCAGGAGCAGTTGGTTCAAGCATTTTGGGAGGCCAAGCCCTACCGGCCGGATGGGATCGTGGCAGGCGACGAGCTTCTTGAGGCTATTATGGATGACACCATGGTGCCTTCAGCACCGTATCCGTGGGTGGGTCTGAACAACCTATTACATGGGATGCGGACGGGGGAGCTTGTCACTATTTGCAGCGGCACGGGGGTTGGGAAGTCACAGATTTGCCGCTCGCTCGCCCTGCACCTGATGCGCGAAGGGCACAAGGTTGGCTACATCGCACTTGAGGAAGGCCTTGCCAAAACAGGCCTGAGCCTTCTCGGCCTCGCCCTTGAGAAACCACTTCATCTGGACAGGTCTGTTGTCACGCCGGATGAAATGCGAGAGGCCTTTGACCGTGATCTGAGGGACAAGGTCTTTGTTTATAACTCGTTCGGTAATATGAGTGCCGCGAATCTGCTCTCAAAGTGCAGGTATCTGCGGATCGCTGAGAAGTGCTCGTACCTCATCATTGACCATCTGAGCATCCTCGTCAGTTCATGGTCGGCTAGTGGACCTGGAGGTGTACCCGATGAGCGGCGTGCCATTGACAATGTGATGACAGCTTTACGCTCACAGGTGTGCGAAGCTACGGGAGTCGGCATGATTCTCGTTAGCCACTTGAGGAGAGTTGAGGGCCGCAGTGCTGAACGTGGTGCTGATCCAGAGTTGTCGCATCTGCGCGGGAGCCAGGCGATCAGTCAGCTATCAGACGCTTGCATTGCGTTGTCCAGGGACACAATGGGTGAAGACCCGAACCTGATGACTGTGCGTGTCATCAAGAACCGTTTTAGCGGAGAGCTTGGAGTCGCTTGTCACTTGAGGTGGGACCCGAAGACAGGCACGCATACCGAGGTGGCTCCTGAGTTCATGTCCGACGACGACACGGAGGTGCCGTTCTAACCCCCCATCTCTATGACCAACATCGAACCAAAACGCACCCTGTACTTCGACATAGAGACCGATGGGCTTGAGCCAACAATCATCCACTGCCTCGTCACCATGGATGGCCTGGG